GGAGGGATAGCTGTGGAAAGCGGGACTGCTCGACCTAGCTCACCATTTTGAAACATAGAAATTCCCATCGAAGGACGTCACCTCATCACGCTGCATCGAAGCCTTCTTCTTCCCCCCTCTTCTTGAGACAATGGATCTTCAATGCCCCGACCGAAGAAGAAAGCGAAGGCTCGCATGGCACGAACCCTCAAGCACATAAAAATGTTGATGGCAGTCCTGAAAGTTCCTCCCGGCATGAGCCTTCTCGAAGGCGGTCCAGAGAGAGATGGGATTGACCTCTTCACTGGCGGTATCTGCAACCCCAAAGGCTTCTACATTCGGATCAGTGCCTTCAGCGAGGGCCAACACTACTACCACACAGTTCACTTCACCGCCCGGGAGTTCACGGCGTTGGGGGGATTTTTCATCGAGGGCGCTGTCCGACTCGCACAAGACAAAGTCGACCACGGAGCGCAGCAAATCCGGGTGCTCTCTTGCGCCTTCGAGAAGGACCACGCACTTTCGCTTTCTCCCCCTAAGTCGTTCGGCCCTCTACTTCCCAAACACGAAGGTCCCTAATTGCTGGGAAAATCACAAATTTCAACCCCGCAGACCCCCTCGAAAAGTGGGAACTGCACAAACCAAAACAAGTTGTTCCCACGCTGTAAACAACAGAAAATAAACGGCTCTGACGATGGGAACTACGATTTTGGGAACTACCCCCTAAAGGGTGGGTAGCGTGCCCAAAGGTGAATGATGACCCAAGAGGAGCCCGATCAGAGGGTAGCGAAGCCTCCTGAGATCTTCTATGGGAGCTTCAAGCTGGGGCAGATCTACAATGCGAAGAAACGCCAGTACGAACGCTTCGTGATGTACGAGGAGAGGCAGTGCGAGTTCGAGAAGTGGGAGCGCCCCCGGTGACTCCCCGAGAGAAGAAGATGACCAGCACGTTCGGGAAGCTCTGGACCCATCAGCTGGATCTCATGCGTGAGTACTACGGAGGCCCTGTCATCTTCAGACTCGCCTGGCACTCCTGGAGCCTGCTCGGTCGGGGCCTCCCGCCGAGGAATCCCGACGTGTGCGAGTTCGAGAAGTTGGCCTATACTCAGCGTGATGAAGGTTCCGACCCTCCAAGAACTGATTACTGACCGCAAGGCCAGAGACTCCCTGACCGACAGCCAACTTCAGAAGTTCATCGACCAGCTGCGGCACATGACCCGAGGCCGGGGACGCCCGGGCGGCTTCATCGACAACCCCGCAGACCTCGCCCTCAAACTCTCAGCCGGTCAGTGGAAGGACACACCCCACCTCCGCTACCTCTCCGACATGATCGTGAAGTTGGAGAAGCGGGAGATCAAGAAGCTCATGATCTCTCTCCCACCCCGGCACGGGAAGAGCGTGATTCTGGACGTTTGGACTCCCCTCTGGTGGCTCACAAGGCACCCCCGAGATCACGTCGTGCTTGCCTCCTATGGAGAGGTCTTCGCTCGACAGTGGGGAGGCAAAGTCCGGGATCTCGTCATCGAGCACTCCGATTTCGTGAATCTGGTGGTCAAGAAGGACATGATGGCTGCCGACGAATGGGGCCTGACGAGCGGTGGAGGGATGATCTCCACTGGTGCTCATGGCTCGATTACAGGTCGCGGCGCGGATCTCCTCCTGATCGACGACCCCATCAAGAACGACGAAGAGGCCAACTCCCAAACCCAGCGCGACAACATCTGGAACTGGTGGCAGGCCACTTCTCAGACCCGTCTTGAGCCCAATGCAGTGGTGGTCTTGGTTGCAACACGCTGGCACGAAGACGATCTGTTGGGAAGAATCGAGAAGGACGAAGCCACCCAGCAGGACTGGACGATCGTCAAGATCCCTGCCCTCGCGGAAGAAGATGATGTGCTGGGTCGCGCTGAAGGTGACCCACTCTGGCCGGAACGCTTCTATGACGACCCGCTCTATGAGTCCAAGCAGCGCGGGCTCTCACCTTATTGGTGGTCGGCTCTCTATCAGCAGCGCCCCACCCCAGAAGGTGGCGGTCTCATCATGCGGGATTGGTGGGATTTCTACCGCAAGCTGCCGAACGACTGCGATCAGTGGATCCAGTCCTGGGACATGGCTCTGAAGGACACCAAGACCTCAGATCACACAGCTGGCCAAGTCTGGGCGCGGAAAGGCTCCTCTCTCTACCTGATCGACTCGGTGGTGGGTCACTTCAACCTCCACGAAGTCGCCAACCACATGAGGATGTTCGCTGCCATGTACCCCCGGGCGAGGGCCAAGCTCATTGAGGACACCGCGATGGGTCCTGCCATCAAGCAGACCCTCCAGCACGAGGTCCCTGGGATCATCCCCATCCCGGCCAAGGGCTCCAAGATGAGCCGAGTGCAGTCGGCGATCCCCTTTCTTCGTGGTGGGAATGTGTTCCTTCCTGAGCAGCCGGATGGCTCCAAGAAGAAGTGGGTGTGGGAGTTCATCGAGGAGTGCGCTGCCTTCGACAAGGGTCGCTACGACGACCAAGTCGATGCCTTCTCTCAGGCCACCTTCTTCATGATGCCTGGAGGCTGGCGACACGAGAGAGCCGAGCGAGAAGACGCTGAAAACCCTGAGCCTTCCAGTCCCCGGGAACTCCAGAACCGCTGGTTCCAGAAGAAGTTCGTCGGCGAGGGCAAGAAGCGGACAGAACAGGCTTTCGGAGAAAAGATCCACAGACCCCAGATGTGGTAGCCTTGCGCTCAGGGAGCTGTGTATTGTGTTCGGCAAACAAGCCCTTGAGACCGCCCTCCAAGTAGCCCTCGCAAGAATCGCAGATCAGCAGGACGAGATCCGCGAGGGACACTCTCGTGAGGAAAAGCTCCTAGATCGCATCATGGCCCTGACAAACGTCGGGGCTCTCCGGGAAGTGCATCGGCCACTTCCGAAGGCATCGGAGGCTCCCCCCGAAAGTACCGAGGAACCAAAACAGATGAGGTCCCATCGTTTCCCTGGAAACGAAACCCTCACCTTGCCGACCCGCCGACCAGAGCCTCCGAATGCCTTCCCTCTTCCAAAGAAGGTCAGCTAGATGAGTAAGAGCGAACGACAGAAGTGGTACAGGTTTCCAGACTCAGAGGCAGAAGATTCCGAGATTCTCGACTACCGCAACCGTCACTTCGCTGAGTACTTCACCTATCGCGACCGCCACATGCAGCGGATCGTTCGCAACATCTACTACGACATCGGGCGGCAGTGGATCGAACTCCACACCGACACTCTCGTAGAAGGTGCTCGTGGCTACGCCATGCGCGAGATGCAGAACAACCTCGACGCAGAAACCCCACGTCCGGTCACCAACATAGTCTCCCCGGCGATCGACGTGGAGTTCGCCACTCTCGCCAAGAGGCAGTGGCTTCCGAAGATCCCAACCTACTCCCGTGATCCCCGAATCGAATCAGGAGCCAAGGTTGCTCACGCGATCCTGCTCGATCGTCTGAAGAAGCTGGACTGGGACTCCTTGCGGGACACCTACATCCGCAACATGATCACGATGGGGACGGCGACTCTTCACTCTTGGTGGGACGAAACCCACTACGACAAGGTGTGGGCAGCGGTCTCCAACCCGAGTCAGTGCCCTGAGTGTCAGGCCATGTACGCTGACCCAGAGGTTCCCATCGGCTACATGGCCATGCGGAACGAGAACCCTCAGGCACGCTTCGAAGATCTAGGTGACGACATTCCCCTGGACGACACCGTCAAACTCACGAACTGTACTGAGTGTCAGAACGGCCCCGAACTCAAGCCCATGGATCTCAACCCGGAAAGCTCGAAGGGCCGAGACGTTTTCGGTAGACCGCTTGGAAGTGATGTCCCGAAAGGCAACACGAACCTCGAAATCCTCACACCCTTCGAGTACTACCCACAGAATGCGGGCATCTTCCACGATCCGCTCTCGGTGAAGCAGCATGGAGTCCAGAAAGTCCGCTCCCTCGACTGGGTCGAAGAGCATTGGCCCGATCGAATTGACGAAGTTGAGCCGGAAGATCCTGTCGACTTGCTTAGAGAGCATCCGCTCTTGGGCGAGTGGGACATCGTTGGACGTTTCGATCACGCTCTCGACGCCGGAATTTTCGATCACCATGTGCGAGTCTATGAACTCGTCGCGGAACCGAGTCACCGTTTCCCACGAGGCCGACTGATCAGAATCGTCGGCAAGAATCAGGGGCTCATCGTCGAGAACCGGGATCTGGTTGTCGAGATGACTGCCGAGGATGGAAGCAAGGTCGCACAGACGCCGCTGGTGTCTTTCGCCTCAGCACGCTGGAAGGTGCGACAGGGCGAGTTCTGGGGGAAGGGTCTTCCCGACGACATCATCTCTCCCCAGAACCGCATCAACGGGATGGACTCGCAGATCATCGACGCCCGCGAAAGAATGGGCTCGCCCAATCTGCTCATGCCCGAAGACGCCGACCTGAAGGGACCGGAATACCGATCAGGCTATGGAAGCGCGAAGCTGTTCAAGTACCAGCTGTCAGCGCTCAACCCCAACGCCAAGCCCGAAGTCTTCGGCTCGATCCTCATGCCGCAAGGGGTCAACGTCGAGCGCGACCAGATGATGGGAGACGTCACCAAGATCATCGGGCCTGCCGACATCGAGATCGGCGAGGCTCCTCGGAACGTCACCACGACCAGTGGTCTCCAGATTCTTGGAGAGCAAGCTGAGCGTAGGCGCGGAACTCGGGAGCGCGGCATCACGGCTGCGTTTCAGAAGGTCTGGGAACACCAACTTCAAATGCTCTGGGTTCTGCGGGAGGAGCCAGATGACTACGACGATGAACTCCCCGATGGTCTATGGGAAGTCAAGCAATTCACTCGGGACAAGATCGCAGGCCACACCAAGGTTGAGGTCGAGCGGCAAGCCTTCATCGACCGAAGTATCGCTATCCGCGAGGCAACTCGTGAGGCTATTACTGACGGGCTCGTTGACCTCTCCGATCCGCTGGTCAGGAAGAAGGCCACCGAACTGATGGGTCTACCCAACGACCTGAATGAGAAGCAGAACATTCAGATCGACCACGCGAAACGTGTGTGGGTAGACTTCGTCGACGACGGCAAGCTCCCGATCATCGACGGCACGCTCGACGACCCCTTCCTCAACTCTCAAGTACTCGGCACCTTCCTGAAGCAGGACGAAGGTCAGGCCATCGCCGAGGCTGCAGGGTGGCCGATCCTTGGTCCGATCCTTGCCGGGTGGCAAGAAGAGTTTGGTGCTGCTGCTGCCCATGATCAGAAGGTCCGACTCCAGTATGGAGGAGAGCCCGGGGCCGAACAGGCGCAGGAGATGTACGCCAACTTCATGGTCGAGTACGACACCGCCATTACGAGCTACGAAGAGGCAGCTTCGGGGAAGATGGGACCTCTTGCTCAGCAAGCTATGCAAGGTCAGCCACCGCCAGAAGAGCCTCTCCAGCCTATCTTCCTTCCTCGCCAGCTGGAGGAGCGCATCTTCATTGTTTGGCAGAGCATGCTGCAGAACAAGATCGAGATGGAGCAGCTGCATGGGATGCTTGCTTCGAAGTCCCTGGATAAACTCGAAGAGGTCCAGAAGTCGGTTGAGCGGTTCCTCAGGTTCCGAGCGGTTGTTGAGGGCTACGCAATGATGGCTGGTCCTGATGCTCCTGCTCCGGGTGGGGCTCCCCCTCCAGGGCCGGGTGGTGCTCCTGCCCAGATGCCTGGAGGCGTTGATGGTGGACCGCCTGTAGGAGCCGAGCCCCTTCCGCCTGATTCACCGCCCGTTCCCCCAGTCCCATAGGAGAAGACGATGCCTACATTCGATAACTACGTAGCTGGCGGCGGTGGGTTTCCTCCCGGATATCGGCCGCCACGATCGCGGAGGCCGGGAAACGGGGGAGCAGGAGGTCAACAAGAGTTGATGGATACTGGTGTGTGGCGAGGTGGCGCAGATCAGGGTGCGACCCGTCCACCTGTGCCTATCCAAGCCATTCCTCCGAATCAGTTGCCGCCTCGGCAGACAACCAGCAAGCCACCTCCTGCTGCTCCTGCAGTAGCAGTTCGTCCTCCTGCTCCTGCTCGCTCAGGCGCGAACGCTCCCGGGTTGACGAGCAGGCAGCGCCGCCTACGCAAAGCAGGCCGTGACAAGCCTGTTCCCTCGGCTGGTGAGCAGGCGAATGCCCTCGAAAGGATCATCTAGTGAAGAAGATGACCGGGCTCAAGCCCAGCAAGAACGGCGGCAAGATGAACACCGTCAACCCGCCAAACGATTCTCATCACTTCATGTCGGCAAGTCAGCAGGCAAACACCTTGGAGAGCTACGGTGATGGCTCTTCAGACGACATCGACTACCGAGCGATGAAGAAGAAGAAGAAGCGCTAAATGCCCTTCGACGAGAACAAGCGGCTGATCGCCTGCCCTCATATCGACGTCGAACCGATCGAGAAGGGAGTGGCCAAGTTCGTCTGCAACGACTGTGGAACTCACTTCGTTCACGAGCCTCGTGTCGATCAAGGAACTGCGCGGCCCCGCTCAGGCCGCATGCCCCGGAGAAAGAAAAATGCCTAGCGGTAAAAACTTGCCAGTTCACACAGACAAAAATCCGCCGAGGGGTGACGATCCTATCAAGCAGGCTCCGTATCTTTGGAATCATCCAGTACACGGCCCGCTTGAAGTCGACCCCCGGGGAGGAATGACGACGGTTTCTCAGGAGTACTTCGACGCGAATGCGTTCAGTGATCCTGTGCCCACTGCAGGCGAGCAGGTAGATGCCCTGCAGGTTGGGGATGCTCCTCCAGCAGTAGCTGGTGACCTTGGTGGTGGAGTCACTGTTAGTGAGGTTCGGACTGCGGTCCCCACCAGTGAGTCTTGGGCTGAGAAGGCTGAGCGCGAGAAGCGAATGGGCGCAGCCAACGCGGTGGCCGCTGCAGCCAATCAGTCTCGATCCTTCAATGCGGGTGCCCTCGGTGGAGTCGGCATCGGAGCCCGGGGCGGCATGAACATCGCAGCCCGGGAGTTGATGAAAGCGGCTGCGGAGCAGGGCAAGCCCCTGACTGAGGAAGAGGCTCTCGCGCTCATTCGAGCCGAGGAAGAGGCTTCTGCGGGTGGTCAGGCCGATGCCCTTGAGGGAGCCGTTCCTCCAGAATGAAACTTCTCATCTGCCCCCACTGCAAGTCGGAAACGATAGGCCCTCCGTCTGAAAACTGGGCTCGTGGGGGTCCAGTGATGATGGGTAGGTGGATCGGAAGCAGTGAACCCATCGTCTTCAAATGCCACAGCTGTACCAGTGCTTTCAAGTTGACCGCACCCGGCTTCCACAGACTACCTGAGATGCCAGCTGCCCAGCTTGCGAAGTTTGCTCCTTCGACTCATCTTGCTGTAGATTAACGACAACTCACCGGGGCCTACCCCCGAGAGAGGTAACTCATGCCAGTGCCTGATTTGGAGACTCCCGAGACAGAAGAGACACCCCTAGAGGGTGCTGCTCCTGCTGTTGATGAAGGAGGCGACTCGCCTGACCTTGACGCGGGCGAGGAAGGTTCTCAGTCAACCACAAAAGAAGACGGCTCTTCGGACGATGACACCAAGACTGACACCGGGGACGGGGACAACGCAGGCGCTACTTCCGGGAAGAAGAGTGCCTACGCAACGCTGCTAGCGAAGTACGACGGTGACCCAGAGGCTCTCGCGGAGGGTGTTTGGAATCAGGGTAACTCGCTTTCGGAGGTGAACAAGAGGTTGAAGAACCTCGAAGTGAATCTCCAACAGGCTTTGGCTCCCCCACCTGTAGACGTACAGGCTCTCGTCGATGACGATCCTTACGTCAAAGAGGCGGCAACTGATCTGCGTACCACCGATGCAAAAGCAAAAGCAACGCACAAGGAGCAAGTCCAGCACATCGCGGAGCATGGAAAACTGGAGCGTCAGGTAGCCAAGCTTGAAGGTAAGCTTGAGTCTGCTGCCCCAGAAGACCGCGATGACATCAAGGACGACCTCCGGGAAGCGAAGGCCGACCGCAAGGAGGCTGCTCGCAACTACCGGGAGAGCAAGCGGGAACTCGACTCGATCGAAAGAGAGCTTCGAGGAGCCGCCCAGAAGTTCCGGGAAGCTGAAGCCAATGCCAAGCAGAGGTTGGAACGCTCACAGGAACAGTCTCAGACACTCGCAGAGCGGCAAGTCGTTCTTCGTTCGGACTTCACTGACGCTGTTGCAGCCGAGGCGACGAAGTTCGGGATCCCGACTGACGGCTCGACCTTCAAGGTTCTCCACCAGAGCATCAAAGATCGCATCACGGGTTATCTCCGCACGCTTCCCAAGGGAGCGCCGGGAATCAACACCCCTGAGGCGGTCGCGGTTCTCATGGAGGAGTACGTTGAAGCGATGGGCTTGAAGTCGAGATTCCAAGATGCTTCGAAGCGGAAGCGAGCCAACGGTCAGGGAGGCGGAACGAAGACAGGACTCACTGCTCCTGATCTGTCTGGAGACAAGAAGGGTGCATGGACAGCTGACTACGCACGTAAGCGTGCAGAGCAGTTGATGCCCTAGCCCTAACGAGGATCCAAATGGCTGGTGAGTTTCAAAATCTCGGGGTAGCGATCAAGGTCATCTACCCATCCAAGGCGCTGGAACCGATGATCAACGAGGAGGCTCCGTTCCGAGCCAAGCTCGCGAAGTCCGTCCCTGCTGGGTCGAAGGCTTCCGAGGGTGACCTCAAGTTCAACGGTGTGCTGGCACTCCCTCAGAACGTCGGTCAGATCGTCGATGCTGGCGACCTGCAGGACGCTGCTGAGCGTTCCGAGGTGCAGTTCAACCTCAAGCCGACGATCTTCCAGGCAACCATGAACATCGGTTGGCTGACCCGCAAGGCTGCCAACTCTGGCAAGTCTGCCTTCAACGGTGGTGAAGTTCGGCGTCGAACCGAGGAGACGGTTTCGAACCTCGGCAAGTACATCGAGTCCACCTACGTCGCGACGGTCGACGGCATCCGAGGCTACGTTGAGTCCGCTGGTGCTGGCGGGCTCGTGCTCAAGAATCCCGAGGCTGTCAAGCTGGTCCGTCAGGGGATGAAGATCTCTGTGCGTGAGGCTCTGTCGCTCACCACTGCGATCGTCAGTCTCGACGCTGTGAGGGTCGCTTCGGTCAACGCTCAGACCAACACGATCACCACGACCGGCACCCCGACGTACACCAACGCTGCTCTCGACGACGTCATCTATGTCGTCATCGGGACCGCCGCGAACTACACCCTCACCAACGTCTTCGCCGAGAGCCTGCGCGGTCTCATCGACGACGGCACCTACAAGAGCACGATCCACGGTGTGGACCGTACCGCTGTGGGCAACGAGCGCCTGAAGTCGACCGTCAACGACAACGGTGGGTCGCTTCGAAACCTGACCGAGCAGATGCTCATCCGTACCTGCCACGAGGTTCGTGAGACGTGCGGCAAGCGTCTCACCGACATGTGGACCGGCCCGGGTCAGATGGAGAAGTACATCGAGTTCGTCGCCCCCGAACGGCGTCGGGCTGTGCAGTCGGGAACCTACGACAAGGGGACCGGCTACAAGGACGGGGAGCTTGTCCACTACGCACCGGGCACCGCTCTGAAGCTCAACATGTCGTTCGACGTGATCCCCCGGGAACTGTTCCTGCTTTCGTGGGACACCTTCTTCCACTACGTCTCGCAGGAGATGCAGTGGGTCGATGACGACAGCATGCTGCATCTTGCTATCGGCGCGAACAACGGCAGCTACGCTGCTCGCTGGGATGCGTTCATGGCCTCGATGGAGAACATCGGGAACGACATGCCGTGTGCCAACGCTGTGATTCGGGACCTCAAGGATCCCGTCCTCGGCGACGTCTAGCTGTTAACTGAGGGGGGCTTCGGTCCCCCTCAACATCTTCATGGTGGAGGAGGAGAAGATGCCAAGCTCTGGAAGAGGTATCCCGCGAAAGGCTCTTGATGACGACATCATCAGCCCAGCGAAGCTGCTGACGGACCTGCGCGACAGCAAGTATCTTGATGCCGTGTGGCCTTCCCAGTCACCCCAGTGTGTGGGGCTGCTGGGCTACGACGACCCGACCGGCGCGACCGGCAACACCAACTTCTGTCAGTTTGGTGGACCCTTCGGTGGACAGGCGGCGTATCACATCAAGGGTGCGGTCCAGACGATTCTGGCTCCCACTCAGAACGGCACCACAGGTCGGCTCGATGCTGGTCTGGACGATGCCGCTGCTGAGGGTGTCGAGTACATCTTCGGTGGGCTCACCAACGCCAACAACCCTCTCGGTGGGACAGTCGGTTCTCTCACTCGCGGCAACAAGTTCCTTCGGATGCAGTTCAGTCTGGACGATGCTTCTGAAGCTGCGGAGTGTGCTGTTGGCTTCCGTTTCGGAGAAGCCTCTCAGGCTCTGCTCGACAGCTACAACGACACCGCTGTCATCAACATCCAGGCTGGTGTGGTCAACGTCGAGACCATCGTCGATGGCGCAGCTGCGACCACCACAGCCATTTCGGGTATCAGCGCCGTCGCTGACAACGACGTTGTGATTGCGGAAGTGCAGATGAAGGGTGGACACCCGACGTTCATCTTCACCAACGTCACTCAGGGCGAGTCGAAGCGGTTCCAAGTTCCTGTCGCCGAAGACATGCTCGATGCTGTCGTCTACGTGCCGTTCTTCTACTTTCTCCAGGGTGCTGCAGGTTGTGCTCTGGCGTTCGATAGGATCACGGCTGGCGACGTCCTCGCTGACCAAGAGCACCTGCAGTTCTAAGATGGAAATCGCAGACTGGAGCGCCGGGGTCCTGCCTGACCAACTAAAAGGGGTCATACGTGGCCCCGGCGATATGGAGTCCGTCTACACCAAGCGGCGGGACAGTGTTCACACCGCTCCCGGCTTTCGAGAGATCGCCGTCGAGTACACCTGCATCCCGGATTCAATGTACCCATGGGATCCCTTCATCATGAAGGAGATCAACGTGTTCGCACCGGACGCTGTTCCGATGTGGGTACGGTGGGCGTTCCGTTCACCAGAGGAGTACGAGAACCCGCAGACTGTCGTCTATGGACGGCACGCTCTGGGTAGGCACGTCGAGCATCTGGCTTCGGGCATCGACCAGTTTCCTTGTCCAATGCCAGACGGCGCGACGTTCAAGAAGCCCAACAGGATTTGGTTCATTCACGAAGGACCGAGAGCAACCGACAAGTACGTGGATCTGCCGGGAGACTACCTCCCCTTTGATCACACGATTCGTGAGACGGCTGAGTACATGGCAGAAGGCTTCCGCATGTCGGAGCAGGAGTACAAGCAGTCGCTCCGAGACCAGTTCATCCATGCAGCAGACCGAGCCAAGCAGAAGCGCAAGGCAGCGATCAACGACGACATGGAGCAGCGAGCCAACGATTGGCACAAGTACGCTGACAAGATCATCGAGACCATCTCCGACGTCGAGATCGGCGAGTACAACCGCAGCATAGGACAGAGGCGATAGGGGTCTACCCCCGAGGAGTCAATGATGGCATCCGCACTTCCCAAGGCCGCAATGCCGCACTTCATCAGCAAGCCCGAGGAGTATGGGCTCTACAACCCTTCACCAGAGGCGGTTTCTCTGAAGTGGGCTGGGAGATCTATCACCCTTCCGGGGTGCTTGGAGCATTCCCTCGTACCTTGTCACTTCGACACAGGGGAAGAGATTCCCGGTTCGTATCTCGTCAGGGACTGCTACCAAGCTGGAGTCGACGGGTTGATCCCCAAGGTTGGGTCGGCGTTCAACTGGAGGGCTGCAGAAGCCATTCGGAACCTTCTGGGCATCGACGTTGAGACTGGGATTGCTCACTCGACGAAGGCAGCCAGGGGAATTTCGTTCATCCCTGCAATCCTCGACAAGGCCACGATGGAGGCGGTGATCGCCGACTCCAGAACTCGTTGGGCCAGCCACGAAGTGAAGTGGGCTGAGAACGAGATCCGCACCTACCAGAACGCTCAGGAGTTGGCTCAGCGTGCTGGGACGACCGCGCCTGCACCGGACTCCGGGTATCACAAGGCACAGGTGATCCTCGGTGAGCACCGCACGCGGGTGCTGCTGACCACGTCCCAGGTCAATGAAGCTGTCTCCGAGTCCGACGCCGAAGAGATCGCAGGCATGAAGGTCATCGCGATCGAGATGGCTGAGAAGGCTGCGAAGGGCAAGGACATCGACAAGCTGAAGCTCGCTGAGGATCTGATGGAAGACAGCGCAGTGAGGAAGCACCTGCAGAAGACGCACTCGATCCGCAAGCGTGGCTACAAGGAAGAGAAGGTCAAGTAAGGGGTCTCGATGCCATACAGTGACATTCAAGGGATAGTAGACGACCTCGCATCATTTGCTGATGAGACGGACGCGACGACGTACACCCTTCCGTTGTCGCGGCAGAATCGGCTGATGCACTACGTGCAGCGTGCGATCGACGAGATCTGGAACTACCGGCCCTGGAACTTCAAGTACGCGCTGTTTGGTCCTTTCAGCTTCGTCAATGGCAAAGGGACTCTCCCCGATCGGTTCTCCAACATCGGCGACAACGGGCTGCTCTGGGATGAGAGCGCCAACTCTCGGGCTCCCTACGCTGAAGTTGCCATGCAAGACATGGTGGCCCTCAGAGCATCGGGCCGTCAGGGGCAGAAGAAGTGGTTCGCGGTTGGGTTGCTGGATCAAACTGAGACCGGCAACCAACAGTTCCAAAGGCGGCTGTGGATTGCAGATGACAACTACGCTGGGAGCTTCAAGCTCTTCTACGAGATGGCTCCTCGGATGGTGGCTCTCGGAGATGGTGTTCCGTTCCCGGAGCTTTTCCACAACACACTCTTTGCTGGAGCGCTAGCAAAGCTTCAGCAGGCCAAGGGTGATCCTCTGCCGATCTGGCGGGCTGAGTATGTTGCTCTCCTCGCGAAGGTCACGGCGAATTACCACATTCAATCTGGGCAGCCCAATCAGCTTCCCAATGCAGTCGGCGGGCAATGGTAGGAGAAGGACAGATGAAGAGACTCATCACCGCATTCGTATTGGCGCTGCTTCTACCTGCAGCAGGCTGGGCGCAGAACGATCAGAAGGCAGCCAACTTCTCGTACAAATATGATGTCGCCTCGGCGACCATCACCTACTGCGCCACAGAGGGGGCTCAAGGGGATCCCTTTGGGCTCTTCGTCTCTGGGCCGGGATCAGTGGAGACCTCTGGGGCTTCGGTCACGATCACTGGGGTGAACGCTGCTGACGACGTCTTTGCGGGCTTGGACATCGGAGACATCTTCTCTGTTCGACTGGCCAATGGGACCACCGAAGTCAGGGTGGTGGTCACCAACGCAGACGCCGACACGATCACTGTCAATACAGCCATCACTCTTCCCGGCAATGTCTGGAGCTACAAGAAGCTGCAGTGCGGCACTACGGTGGCTGATGGGTGGATCAACGTGGCTGGCTTCCCCATTGTGCAGATGGGAGTGCAGTACGACGCAGGAGATGTGACTGCGCTGGCTGCCACCTGGGAGTGCAAGAGCGGAGCCATTGGGGCCGCTGTGACCAGGGTCTATCCCGGCATCTCTTCTGATTGTGGAGACGGCACGCTGAACGGAACGGTCTGCGAGTTCACGACTGTTGGGGACACTCTGGCCTTCAAGTTGGTGAACAACGTGTTTGCGGCTTGTAGGCTTGGGATAGCTTGGGTCACAGCGGATGGTGGGACAAGGGACGAGATCACAGCGACGATAGACGTTGGGAGATAGGCCAGTGAAGAGGTTCCTTCTCCTCGCGCTGTTGGTCAGCCCTCTTCTGTTTGGGCAGGACACAGATGACTACTACTCTGTGTACCCACCTGAAGGGGTCTCGACGGCTGTAGGGATCACTCCTGTTTTTCATGATCCTTTGGTGGAAGACAGACTTGAACACTACTGGCCGATGGATGAGGCAACTGGAGCTACTCGGGTAGATAGGGTTGGCTCGAATGACTTCACTGTCACCACGGGTCCAGCTACTCAGGTTGCGGCGCACCTGGGCAACGGGACGAATGTTGCCACCTTGACCGCGTCCTCATTCACTGTGGGACCAGACGGATATAGCGTTGGTTGGTGGCAAGAGGCAGTCAACGCAGGAGGACCGGCTCCCCGAGCCTTCTACACGTTCACTGGCCAGGGTACGCAGATTGTTAGTGCCGATTCTGGCCAGTCAAATATCCAGACTGCGATCAACGGACGACCCGGTGGTGTTGCCAAGGGGCATCTTTTTGCTGCGCCCTACAACCCAGAGTTCTGGCACTTCATCGTCATTGTGGTTGATTCGGCAGGGGTCACGTCCTACCAAGGCGACGACACCGGGACGGCTCTTGATGAGCAGTTTGATGCTTGGGATAGTGGAGACAGCTTTGTGGCCCCAACAGGATACAGCCTCGATTTCAGTACCTTTACAGGACTGACCTTGGACGACATGTTCCAGTACTCCCGTCCCCTTACGTCTGCCGATGTTTCAAACCTCTACAACGCAGGAGCGGGTAATCCACTGTTCCCCTAATGGAGAAGACCATGCGATCTTTTGTTCTCAGTGTGCTGATGCTTCTCGCTACTACCGCGAGCGCACAGGTCTTTCCTATAGAGAGCGCGGGCTACGCTGGCGGCGCAGTCACCAATCCTTTCCTCGCGCCTAACGGCTCAGGCGCACTTCCTGGGTATGCCTTCACGCTCCACCCAACCTGGGGGATGTGGGCAAATGGCGCTGGTGTCTTCCTGAGCACTTCAACTCTGGACTACCTCAACTCTCAGGTGAACCTCGATCGGATGCACTCCCAGCTTGGAAGTGACTCCTCAGATATCTCGGTGCAGGCCAACTACATCAGCAGCGGTGATCCAATTTTCACTCTGACCGCCTTCAACTCTGCGAACTCTAGCTCTGCTCAGCTTTTCTGCACGACTCGGGATGCAGATGAAGGCTGCACCCTGACTTCAAATGATGGGACTGTCTCCTCAGTCACACGGTTCGATGCCGACGGCACGTCCTTCACGGATCCGGTCATCCTTCCAGATGGACTCGACGGAGCCCCTGCTGTGGCCTTCACCTCCGAGGCCGACGTTGGGCTCTGGAAGAACGGCACTGGACGCCTCCTTCTTCAGAGCGGTCCTGCTGCGGACTCTCTGCGGGCATGGCTTCAGATCAGGCCGGGGGACACTACCGCCAACGGTCTGTTCAGTGCGAACGGGACAGAAGAGGCTTCTGTACGACTGGGAGTAGACACTCCAAGCGTCACAATCAGGGCAGCAGATGGGGCCAATGTCGCGTCGATCGTCGTAGACGAGGCTGGTTCTCCAGCGCAGATCATCACGACTGTTACCGATGGCACTGACACCTCGACCATCACCTATGACCATCTCATGGGGCCGGGCAAGGTACAGCTTCACCAGACTGGAACCTCGACGCTTACCGAGACGACAGCCACAGCCCTGGTGCGCTTTCCGATCACCAGCCTCACGTTCGTCAACGGGACGATCACCCTCAACACCTACTGCACCGACACGACCGACTTCATCATGCGTAGGGTCGAGCACCAGTTCGTTTGCTACAACGCTGCTGGAACCGAGGCATGCACCTTCACCACGGGCGACTCTGCGGAGCATGCGACAAGCGGCTCGATCTCGGCTCACACCATCGCCATGACTGGCGGCACCGACACTGTGGACATCACACTCGACACAACGTGCTCTCTGACTCAGACGACTCTTGAGTCTTTCTGGAACATTGAGTTTGAGCGTGGCTACGCAAGGACAGCAACGGAGCAGAACTAAATGGGTCACCATCTCACTCATCGAGCTACCGAATCGAGAGCCTCGGAAACGGGGGGCTACTCTCAGATTCGGGGAGGTATGGATCCCACATTGAAGAAGCTGCTCTTTGCGCTTCTGGCGATCCTTCTGTCTATTGTTGGCACCCTTGTTGGGATGGACCGGAGTCGAGTGGACAAGACTGCGACGACGGCTCTCGAAAAGGCGAACTCGAACGGGAACCAGCTCAACCTCGTGAAGAAGGACGTGGAGTACATCAAGGACGAC